GCTGCGGCAAACACATCTGGTTGACGTACCAGTTGGCATTTAAATAACTACCGGCAAAAATTCTCGAAGACATATCGATTACGTTCTGACCGGTAATTGTGTCTGCCTTTTGGCCAGCTTCTTTATTAACAGTTACTAGGGCACCTGAATTGAGAATGCCAAGGGGCTGTCCGGCGCCGGTGCCTCGAAGAATGGCATCGTCAGTTACAAAGGCAAATTCGTTCGGGAATGCCACGCGAATGAAACCTTCTAACGCCGCAGCATCGGCAAGTAGTTCATCGGTTGCATAACAAAGGCCAATCAACTTATGAAGATTCAACTCGATTTTACGGAACTTCGGTTTGGATTTGGTTTTCTCATCGGCCTCGTCTGCCCAGTACGCCTGAATACCACCCATACGAGAACCCGTCGCGCGGCTGGTTTCATCTACGCCATTTATCTTGATGGAATTTGCATTTCCGCTAATTGGCTGAGGTCGGCACTTTGGCGCGAGCGTTCCTGATTTTATCAGATCCTGCAGGAGATCGTTTACAAAATCAGTCTGTACCAAGAAACCGCCGTCAGACTGAACGGTTTCATTGAGACCGGAAGCGGCCGCGTTGTAAAGGCGCGGATCTACTTGTCCGCCCGGACGACCGGCGTTAACCACTGCAACCATCTGCTGGCCGAGACTGGAAAACTTGTCTTTATTCTCCATCTTGTTTTCCGGTTTCTTGTTTCCATCTACTGTTTCTGATCCTTCGGGTTTCTCCAAAATAGTATTCATTCTGTCCTGCCTTGCAAGAACAGTGACAGTCTTGTTTAAATCTTCAACCGTGTCAAGAATTTCAGTTTTAAGTGCCAATTCTCCTTCATTCAAATCACGGTTTTCCTGTGTTGCTTTAGAATCAATATCACCAGCCTTTTTCATAAGACTTTTAATATCGTCTCTGTATTGAGAAATTGTCTTCATTTTTTTATTGTCCTCCTAAATAATTTTAAATTGATGGTGCTATAATTTCAGCGCGAGTAAGCAATTCAGAAATTCGGTCTTTCTTTTTCGGTTCAACATCACGCTGAGTCAGAGGAACACCCTGATCATCTGCATCACACAGATCACCAGAATAACCTTTTGCCATAATTTCCTTTGCTTGTTTCCTTGAATACCCGGCATCACGCAGGGCTTTCTCGGCATCTTTTGCTGTTGGAATTTTTTTATCTCCTGATATTGTTTGTGGAATATTTTTAAATCCGGCCTTAGTCATCTCAGGAACAAACTTAACACAGGCGGCCATATCTGCTTCGCCGGAGATTTCATCAACAAATCCCATTTGAAGAGCTTCATCAGCCGTCATCCAAGTTTCAGCAGACATAAGATTATTGATTTCATTTTCATCTTTCTTTGTTTTAGATATATAAGTTGCCGCAATAGAACTGTTTACCTTATCTAACTTGTCGGCAAAGTCTCTCATATCATCAGAATTCCCCATAATCATTCCAGAGGCTTTGTGGATCATCATTAGCGAGTTTTCGGCCATTATAACTTTATTTCCAGAAAGGGCGATCACAGAGGCAATGGAAGCAGCCAATCCATCAATATAGGTAGTGACATTTGCGGGATGTTGTTTTAGAAGGTTGTAAATTGTTATACCGTCAAATACAAGCCCGCCCGGAGAATTAACGTGAAGATCAATCTGGTTTGCTTTGATCGCCGAAAGTTCTTTCTGGAATTCCTTTGCGGTTATGCCTCCTCCTGTCCAGTAGTCTTCACCTATTTCTTCGTAGATCCATACCTCTGCCTTGTCGGATTTATTGATAATATCAAACCACTTTTTCACGGTTATGTCCCTCCTTGCGTTAGCGCTGGTGTTTGTTCTTTGGGCGGTACAGGTACAACTTGCGGTTTCCCCGCATTCTCCAAGGACGTCATGTTCATCGGTACAAGATGAATATCACCGCCAAGAATAGGATTCATATCTTCTTTTTCGCGTATTTCATTAATCGACATAGCACCGATATTAAACATGTCTTTATAAAATGCCGCACGGCTTACCGTATCGCCACGAAGTAAACCTTCTACAATATGTTTAAAATATAAACGTCCATAACCGCTCAATGATTTATCGCTCGCGGTAAGTAATTGCATATTGTAATTTTGTTCGAGCGTTACCAGCCATGGCAACAGAGAATCAATGACGAAAGAAAGTTGTTCGGATTCAATATTTGAAAAACTTGATTTGGTAAGATCCTTTAATTTATGCGGAGGAAGATTAAACCAACGAGCAATTTCCGGAATTTGAAATTGTCTACTTTCAAGGAATTGTGAATCGTTGGGCGGAATACTCATCTTTTCTATTTTTAAACCATCTTCCAGGAGCATCAGATGGTGAGATTTTCCGAGACCGCTATATGTTTCATTCAACGCCGCCCGCATATTGCTCGATGTTTGTCCGTCTATTTTTCCGGGATGTGTAACTATAACCCCCGGATGCGTCCCCTGACCAAAATATAAAGCGCCGAAAGACTCTAGCGCCATTCCGAGGCCTATTGATTTACGAGCCATCGCAATTACTGAATATCCAGTAAATCCGTCAAATCCTAAACCGGGGATGTGAAGGATTTTATCACGCGGCATTATTATTTCTTCACTGCCAACACGAATACCATAAACAAATTCTCCATCTTTCATTTGAGGTTTGACACGATCAGGAGTAATCGGCCAGAGTTCCACGACTTCGCCATATCCGTTGCGTACCTTTTCTGCATAGCCATTACCCCACAACAGAACATGAGCCATTATTGTTTCACGTCCCGCCTTTGCGGTCATGTAGGGATTCCATTGATCGTGCATAACGCGGTAAAGAATTCGATTATCAACTATTTGTTTGTTATCGTCTTTGCGTTGCATAAGATTAAGAGGGAGGGCACCGATAGTTCCGGAAATAAGAGAAACGGCATTATAGACCGCACTGTAAGTTAATGCTGTTTGTTCATTGACGTTTTCACCGGATAAAGATTGGTTTCCGGCAAGATTCCATAATGATGGATTCCACGCCTTAGGATCGGATAAACTGAGGTTCTTAATTATATATCTTAAATTTTTAAATAGTCCCATTAGATAAACCTCTCAATGGGAATAAAACGAAAACATCCCGATCATCGACAACTTCGATTCGGGTACTCAAAAAACCGTAAAACTTTGTGACGAATTTCATCAAAGCCTATTCTCGTTTAAAAAGTTCAATACTTTTTACGGCTTAATTATATTTTTATTATTTGATTAATACAAAGAAGAGAACTAACGAATACTAACCATTACGAAAGTATTTTTTATTCAAGTGGAGTTATTTTATTTGCTGTCCGGCATTTTTCTATTGATTCCCGCGGAACCCTTAAAATTCCTCTATATTTTTCGGCGACTAAAATTCCGTGGTCAATCCAAAGATATATAGTTGATTTATGAACATCAAAATATTCTGCAACCTCATCAACTCTCAACAAGTCCTTGTCAGGCAGTGTGCTCATTTCAACAACTCCCCACATTGTTTGCAAACAAGAACCGGTTGTTGCGCCGTTAATTCCTGACCAGTTGGTGACAACAATGCAGACAATTTAAAAACTCTTATTGCTGGCATGAAATACTGACTACCGCACTCGCAGAATTGAGGAACCGCGTCTTTTAAATCTACCTGAATTTGCTGAGGTTGCTGATTTTTAGTGGGAAACTGTTTCAAGTTGTCCATACTTCCTCCTTTCATATCGACATTCGTTGCTTCATAGTTTCTAAATTCATTCCCAAATAAATATTTTTCTTTATTTTTGCCTCTGGATTCATGGCCATAAGCGCCACCGTTGACAGTCCCGCCATTAATGGATCTATCTTTCCCGTACCACTGGCTGATTTTGTTATCAGGATTGCGTTTCCTTTCGGCTCTACTCTGGCATTCCCCACACACCATGCCATCATACGGCTTCCGTCGTGAATTATCTCTTTGGCAGCCACCTTGCGCTCTGTGGTCTTAATTGCGCTGTTTAATCTCCAGCCCTGGGATATTCCGACTATACGTTCATGATCTATTTTCCCTTCCCCCTTTTCGTCGCCATTTTCCAACTCATCAACTATCGCCCCGATTCCCGAAGGGTCAACTCCGATCCGGTCAAGCAATCCTGACGCGTCACATTTTCTGACGATATCGCCAAACTGTTTAACGTCCTGGCCGATTTCATCAATGATGGTTAGATTTCCATCTTTGGCGAAGTCGTGATACTTCGGGGCCTCTGATTTCCGGCGCTCAAGGGCAATGGCGTGGCACCAGGAATGGGACCACCAATACCAAACGCCGGTTTTCGTATCACGGCCAAGGACTGTGATCCCCAAAAGATCGTCAAGACCTCCGCCGTCTCCGCCTATTTCTATCACGTCGCAATGCTCAAAAATCATTTCAAGAGTGACTTTCCCCGCAGCCGCTTCCCAAAAATCAGCCGCGGCCCAGCGTTGCGCTTTCATCGAAGTGGCAATCTGAATATTTAAATGCTTTGCAAGAAAACTCTGCATTGACTGCGTTCCTTCTATTTCAGCCTTCTTAAATTCCCGCTTTAAAAATTCTTCATCGACCGACGCGCCAAGGTTCGGATTTGGAATATAGAAATTTGCTGGGACAAGATGAAGTTTCTCTTCAATCATGTGTTTCGGGAACTCATAGATAATCGGAAGGAAGGCCGGATCATCAATTTTACCGTCGCGGACTCCACGGGCATATTCAAGTTTGTCGGCAAACACCCCAGAGGGCGCTTCATCTGACTGAGTTGTGAGCCAGATAACAAATCCTTCGGGACGTGCCGCAAGGCCGCCGGTTACTTCGGTAAATATATTTGTGGCGGCGGGCCGCTTCCCGAAAAGCCACAACTCTTCAACCAGAATACCAACGCCTTTCAATCCACCAACAGTATCGCTGTCAGCCGCTACAATCTTGAGTGTAGCACCTGCGTTTCTATGTGTGATCTGCCGGTAATGTTCTTGTGGGTACATAAGGTCAGATAGTTCATCATCCGAACTAATCATTCCACAAGCTGGCTTAAATGAGTTCCCCGCAACCTCCACCGTCGGTGCAATGATGAAAAATTCAGCCGATTCACGCCAATTTAAAATAAGTGCTGTCATCATAATTCCGGCGGCCATTCCAGACTTGTCATTTTTCTTCGCAACCATAACAAAGAACTCACGAATTTTACGGCGCCCGGTTTCTGGATCACAGGAACCGAAGATATGGGACACTAAATCAAACTGCCATTGACGGCCAACTTGTCCATAAGTAGGACATCCGGGAACGTCCTTAAGGTGAAGCTCCCTAAAAACGGAAAGTCCCCGCTCAGATTCTTCCGGGAAAAGAGGCGAAAATTTAATAAGTGATTTCCCTTCGACAATACGATTTTCCCAATCCGTGCATGCGGTTGACCATTGAGGAATTATTATGTTTTCTTTAACTTTTTTCTTTCTCAATTATTTTTCACCAATTTCAGAGGCGGAGTTCCGGCTGAAAATTTGCCGACACCTGCTGCTTTTGCCTTATCATCTTTTTCACTCTTCTTGCCCTGCCCTTCACCTTTACGGGCGTGACAAAAGGGGGCTGCCGAAATTGCCATGCGATCACGGCGGGTGGGATCAATTTTTGTGTCATTCATAACTTTTAACATATATGCCAAGGGGTCAAGATTCTCTTTTGCCGCGTCTGCCTTAATGTCGTCAGGAATAGAATCTTTTTTGGGTTTCGTTTTCTTATTATCAACATCGCCTTTTTTCTTGTATTTAGTTCCTTTCTCTGGGCCACTGTTTGGCCTATATCCACCGCGTGCCATGTTTTATCCTCCTATTGCTAATGCCGATTGAATCAGAAATTGATAAGACACGGAAGAAATTTCATCATCTAAAAAAAGATGTTTTTTACTCGCATGGTGATATACGCCATGCAGCCCGCGTTTTAAAACAGCCCAAACACTTTCGATACTGTTTGTACTCACGCCATCTCTCGCATACTCACGTGCGCTATGATTTATCACTTTATGATTATAAATTCTATCAATATTTTGATAACCTCTATGGTCATCTGTATGAAGCATTGAGCCGGAAGCAATATTCTGACAAATTGCCTCTTGTAACTGTTCACTTTCCGTTCCGGCAATCGGATATGCCTTTGTACGCCCTCCGCGTTCTCTAATACCAATAACCGGAATCTTACCCACAGCACCTATTCTAAATCCACCCCTTGGCATTTTTACCTCTTTTTTTTGAACAAATGTTCATACGAACTAAATTATCTACGAATGACAAACCATGCGGTTACGCGGCGATCAAAATCCGTGAAGATTTGACCCACCCCTCGCCTTCACTTCCCCGTCGCTCTTCTCCCTATGGCATGGCTCGTGGCATATAGATTGCCTATTCTCATCGCTCTCTGGGCCACCTAAGTGTAATGGTGTGATATGATCCACTTCTAAATCAACAGACACACTTCCACATATCTGGCACGTATAGTTATCGCGCAGTAAGATGCGTTCTCTTATCTTTTGTAGCTTCCAACCTCGTATTCGATCCACAACAAACGATGCGCATGTATTAGTTTTAATTGTTTCTATTTTTGGCTTTAATGTTGTTATTTTTGTCATATTTACGTAGTTTGCGCGTGTAGTTTAATTCCATTCATAATATCGGCGAACGAAACTAAGCCAGGCTTCTTAAATTCTTCTGATCTTTTTTGATGATCATTTGCGGTATAATTCTGGCTTTCGTTAATAATTATCTTTTCGCACCATTCCCATGGGTTTTTAATTATTATTTTATTTTCAGCGTTTGTTATTAAAGTCTTAAGGGTATGATTTATAGCCTCTGGATGTTTTTTATGGAATGTTTGATAGAATTGTTGAAGATGGAAATCGGGATAGTATTTTTGCACCTTCTGATAAAGTTCTCTTAATTCTTTATTTTGATTTTCTTTAAAAGCGTCCTCTGGCGGAGGTTGCTCTTTTGGGGAGTTATCAACAGGCGTGAATTGCTCAGGAGTTGCATTAGCTTTATTTAACTTAACTTGATTTAACTTATATTGTGTTGGAGTTGGTCGTGAGTTACTCGTGAGTTGCTCGTGAGTAGGTAATGGAATATTGATTTTACCTTCACGTTCAGGATTAAGTTTTGGTTGTTTTTCCGCAAACTTAGGCACTATTAAGAAATCATCACCATTTGAATTATATCTAATGATAAGGTTGTTATTTTCAAGATCATCTAAAAAACTGTTGATATCTTCGATAGATTTATCTAGGCGTGTAAAAATACGCGCCCGGACAACAATTGGATCAGCAGAAAAACATCCATTGACGTTTAAATGGGGTATTAACCAAGTATATAATAATCTCGCCCCGTCAGTTTTTAAAGATGATAATTTTTTACTTTCAGAGATTGTTTTTAAAATAATTCTTCCAACTGGCATTTTCTTTACTCGCTTCCTGTTGCGCCTGATTAATTTAAGCGGCGGGGCCAATTCATGATTACTGGCTGTTCGGGAATTACCCTAGCCGCTGTTAAAATAACATTCCTATTTTAAGGTCTAAAAGTTCAACCACTTCATTAACGTTATGAACAACACCGGCAATGCCTCCGGCTTCCCTGATATTCTGTAAAACACGATCCTGATCTGGACTGGTATGGCCTCCAATTACCTTAATTTCAAGGCCAAAAAATACACCTTTCTTTGTGTGTTTATCTGGCAGGATTCCTATGATGTCCGGTATTCCTTTAGGTGCGTACAGACCGCCAAAGTGCTTAAAATGCCAGATACCGAATTGCGAGAGCAAGCTCTTAATACTATGAGTTATTTCACGTTCTGATATTTTAGGTTGCCTCATTTATCTACCTCATAAACAACTTTCCCTTTAAATTTTACCCGCGCCGGACATTTCCGTGATCGTGACACCACTCCGGCGTTAATTTTGGCATAATCTTCGTCGTTAAAATCAGAAAGAAACACCCAATTCTTTTTCTTGATCTGAATGATGTACGGTTTTCTTTTCATTTTGATAAAATCTCAATCGCCTGGTTAAGTTTAAAAACCCGTTCCTGTAGCTGATTGCGTTCTGCAATTAATGCGCCCAAAGAAGTGAGTTCGTAGAGGTTTTCTGAGCGTTGAGTTTCTTTCTTCTGTTCCGGTTTTTCGACTTGATTTGAGGGATTCTTTTTCTTTCGTCCGGAACCTGGCCGGGCGCCTCCGAGATTTTGGGATTTTGTTGATTTGTCAGATTTATTCGGCTGTAATCCCATTGCGTTACGCGCTGCCCAAACAGTACCGACTTTAGCGTTCAATTCGGTGGCGATTTCTTTGTCAGTTTTCCCGGCCGCATGTAATTCTTTCAATTTTCCTTTATCCAACGACATTTTCTTTACCTCCTCTTTTAAAGGTTGCTGATCATGGATAAAATGACCATTTTCTTGTAATGCTTTAACAGCCTTTTCTACCGGTGGTTTAAAAGGTTTGTCTTGCTTTTTGTAGAGATTGGCCGAACATTCTTGACATTCAGGAAATTCAGGAATCATGCGCCCGCGAAGTTCTTTAAATGCTTTTCTTCGCGCAATACACGTTTCGATATTTATTAAAGCGTTATGTTTTTTACAGTTAATATCAGCCATCTTTCCCCTCCTCTAAATCATAGCTGAACAGTTCAAACTTCTTTTCTTTTATCTGTCCGCATTCAAAGGCGTGATCTGCGGCTTCTTTTCTGGTTAGGAAAACATTTTTGTCAGTCAGGAAACCTTCTGTAACTTTTCTATTAACCGGATTTAACTTATCCCTTATTGCCGATAAGCAAATCTCAGCGTGTGACCTGCCCGTGTATATCTGATCAATTTTTATTGCGGCGGTTGTTATCATGCGTTTCCTGTAAGTTTATTAAATACTCTTCTTAAAATATAAGATCTTATAATTGAGATAATCGTAAACCAAAATCCTATATATAAGTTGCTCTTAATTGAAATATGAATATTGAAAAGCGGAAATAATAGTATTTGAGAAAG